CGTATATATTTATAAAGAAGAACAGCTCAACGATGCCATAATCCCCGGTCAGGTGCTGACGTTCTCGCTTCAGCCCTATCAGTTCCTAAGGCTAAAAGGGGTTTACATAGAAAAAGTAAAGTTCATTTTCGATCAGTCCAATAATTCAAATAGCAATAGCATAATAAAGATAAAGGGAGTTTTGTCATTTTCTCAAGAAGGCGAAGGTTCCATAGATCTAGAGGGGACTTATGTAAACGCTCAGATCATAAATTCCTATTCCAATCCCGTTTACGTCGCTAAGGTACCGAATTCAACCCTACTCGGATCTTTAATTAATGCGACAATATCGGCGAACACGGATTTTTTCTCGTCTCCGCTTACAATTCAACAGCCCTCGAGGGTAAAAGTCATAATATTGCCGGCCTCCTCTGGGACTTTATCATTAATTCTTGATAGCGGGAGTTCGACGGTAGCCGGGAATTTCAATGCTGGAGCTCAATTGAATGCCGGATCATGGTATGAATTTGAGATAGATCTTCCGGCCGGAGTTTCTATAAATCTACAGTATTCTACATCAACTACTGTGACCGTTTTTGTTATCGCTACAACATTGGGATAAGGTGATAAAAAATGAGCATCTTTCCTCCGCAGGGACAATTCGGAGGATCAAGGCCGGGTTCTTTGGTCGTCAGTTATCCAATGACGTTATACGGGAACAATATATACACAGAGGTATACGTTACAAATAATGCTACCCTTACATTGGCTCCGGGAGCTAGCTTGGTGACGTCTCATATAGTAATAGATTCCGGGGCTACCTTAGAACTTCAAGGCTCTATTCTCGAAACGGACACTCTAATTAATGAAGGGACGATAAATTCTATTTCTTCTTCAGATCAGATTACAATAAATATCGGGAGCAAGCTTGGTGGATCTATAACAATAGCGGGGACTATGACGCTTCAACCATATCATAATACTAATAATCATATTATTTATGGGTCGATTAGCGGGAGCGGCTCTCTAGAGATTAATGGTAATACCGTTGTAGAAAATAATATATCATTGTCAATAGCCACGGTCTCAGGCTCCGGCACCATTAACATCCCCTCCGGCTCCACCTTATCCATTAGCGGCAATGTCAGCCTATCAGTAGCCTCACTTACCGGCTCCGGCACCATTAACATCCCCTCCGGCTCCACGCTCGCTCTAGCGAATACATCAATTTCGGCATCTCCCATATTTGCCGGAGGCGGGACTCTAGAGATCAAAAGCGGAGTAACAGGCGGATCTATCTCGACGTCCACGACATATTACGGCTTTTACGTCAATGGGGTCACAAGTTTACCTTTAGGTTCTCCGAGCGTGCCCGTATTATTGTTATTCTCGCCGAACGCTTTCAGTGCGGGAAGTGGAGGGTCTACATCCCTTCCGTCAAATACATATTATATAAATATAGCATCGGGAAGTTCGCTGACCATATCGAGCCCTTCGGCTTTGAATTTTGCAGTAGTCTCGACATCGTCATCGTATAGTGTGAATGTGGGCTCTACAACGGTTTCGGCGTTTACATGCTGTTCTGTTAATGGCGGTTCATCGGCAAGCGGTAATATATCCGTTACCGGTGCCGCTTCCTGTAGCGGTTTCAAATTCTAAAATAATTCTTTTTACTTTTCCTTTTCTTTGAATTTTGATTTTTGCGGGTTTGCAAAATTCTAAGTTGCTTTATTTCCACGATTTTTGCCTAAAAGTATCCTCCCTAGGGAGGATAGGAATACGTTAATTTAGGGGATTTTTGCCCTAAATCTTTAGGGCAAAAAGGGGGGCAAAAATCATGATTTGAGTCTTTTTGGTTTCGTGGAGCATTTCTGAAATTGCTTCCTTCCATGAAATCCCTCAATTCTCTCTGAATTTCGGTGAAAACAGATTGTATTTTTTCAAGATGGGGGTAACTACCCGGCCGAAATTATTATATCATTAGATTTAGCCTATCTTGCATTCAAAAGATAGTCTGAAGATCTAAATGATTGCTCAATTTCAGAGAAAAACAACAAATTCAAAGAGACGTGGAAAGGGCTGAGGCTTTTTCTAGGATGTAACGCAAAAAATTCAAAAGGCACGTAAACCCACGTCACTGACGTGTTACAAATGCATTTTTTGCCAAGGGTCTTGTGTTACACTCATGTTACATGCAAAAAATTCAAAACGACCACGAAAATGACTACAAGCCCCTAGATTTATCATACAAAAATGCTTACAAGGGGTGTTACAAGAATGACTACGAGATGTATTACAAAAATGCTTATAAGGGGTTTTTGCCCTAAAGCGGATTGACCGGGCATGAGAGTCTCAGTTTACCTCAATCGGGAGGACGAAGTAAAGCTGAAAGAGCTATGTAAGAACTACTACAGTATCTCGCAATGCATAAGGGCTATCATAAATGAGAGGCATGCCACTATCCACGATGAAATAATGATAGAGCTCCAAACGATTAAGGAAAAGCTGGACCTGTGTATGAAACAAGGTCCTTATCCCTTAAATAGGACCAGATGAGAAGCCCGATAGAGGGGGAATGAAATGAACGAAGAACGGATCGACGAATTGATAAATAAGATAAAGGATGAGAGGCTACGGAAATATCTGAAAGGATATAAAGAACATACTAACCCGGCCAATCTCTTAGGGATATTAGATTATCTAGGGGTCAAAATAAATAGGGGGTCAATAGATGCCATCATTCCGCAATTCATAATCGATAGAAAGGAAATAGTACTGGGCGCCATTATCCTCAATGGGGAATTATTCGAATTAGCATTAATAATACACGATAATTATTTAGTTTTCGAGATGATGGAAGTGGGAGATGTAGTCCTATATAAGGAAAAGAGGGAGGAGGAGGGGGAGAAGGATGAAAAGGCCTGAGATCTATAGATGCCCATGCGGATTTACGACATATGATTATAATCGATTTTTGGAGCATTTCATAAGGCACATTGAGTTAGAGATCCAACATGATCAATTGAGGAGGGAATCGGAGGGGAAGAAGGCATGATCGAAGCCACAACCGCATTAATTTGGAATCAAAAGAAAGACAGCACGGAATTTATCGAAAAGACAAAGGACGAAAAATTGAAAGAATATCTAAGGGAATACATTCAATACAAGCACCCGAGGGATTTGCTAAAGATTCTCGAGTATTTCGGCGTATTTCCAGATATAAACTATTATCGAACAATCATTACACAATTCAAAATTTTCAAAGAGGGATTTTTGCTCGGGATATTCGACGAAGATGGGGTAGCCGAATTATATATTCTAAGATTACATGACGATTTCTCGGTACTCGAAATATTCAAAGTCTATTATAGAAACATACCCCAATTCTGGAGAGAATATGGAGAGGTTTATCGCATAGAAAAAGAACATGGGATATACAAATGCGGATGCGGGTATCAAATAGATGATTTCAAAAAATTCGCTGAGCATTTCCTAAGTCATAATGAAATCGAGAACCGATTCGATCAGATAATGGATGAAATGAGGATTCTCAAGGAGGAGGAAAAGAGAAATGCCGAATGACGTTATTCGACTAGGGGAAAGATTGCGGAAGGACTTAGAGGAGATCGCCTTCGCTAACAATATCTTAGAGGAGGGGGAGCCCGATATCAAGTCCACGATAGCTTTTCTCATTGAAAAATACAGACAATCTCAGAAGGAATCGATAAAGAAAGGGGCGATCTCATTAAAAAAGATCTACAACAAAATCGAAGGGGCTAAATGTGCCCAATGCGGGAGGGAAATCAAATTAGGGGAATTATGTTACTATGATCCCGAAAACAAAAAGGTTTTGTGCGCTAAATGTTTCGTGAAAAATAATAGCCAGGGATTAGTGTCTGAAGATTTGATAAAGGCCGAACTTAAGCTAGCGCAATTAAAGGATGAAATAAGGGCGCTCGAGGAGGAGAAAAAGAAGCTGATAAAGGAGCTCAAAATCGTCCAAATTTATGAGGAGCTCAATGAGAAGGCCCAATTATTCAATAATAAAATAGAGGAGATGAAAACCGAATTACACGATTTCGCCAAATTCATGCTGTCCTCCGAGGAGGACAAAAAGAAGATCTATGAGAGCATAGAGGAGCTGATAAAGACAGGGAAGGAAATCGGTCAGAGCTTCAAGATTTTAGCCAAGGCGATTTTGAAACGGTAATACTTTTTAATCCCAAGCCTTACTGTAGTACGGAGGCACCATGAAAATGAGAATGAGGATCAAGAGGGTAAAAAAGATAAATGATAGGGAATATGAATTCGAGATAGAGGCCAAGACCGTAACTACCTTCAAGATAGGGAAAAAATGGAAGCAAATCCTAGAGGATTTAGCTAGACAGAAGGGGGTGACGTTATCGGATATAGTGCGGGAAGCGCTGAATGAGGAGATCCATGAGATATATGATTTGGGAAGCGGGGCTCTGATAAGCTTAGCAATTCGACTCGATATATTAAGGGAGCTCGATAAACTGGCCGAAAAATTCAAGGCGCCAAGAACCTTTATTTTCCATTCCAAGATCGTCGAATATCTTAGGAAAGAGGGGATAGAGATTGGGTAAGAAAGTTTTAATGCCCATGGAGGTCATCGAGGAAATCTACCGCCGGAAGAAATCATATGGAAATCATCGGGATGCGCTCCACATGGCGATTTCATCATTAATAGATGAGATAGAGAGGGCTAACGAAATTGAGATCATTTGGAATAGGAAGATCTATTTCGGGAAGATTTACATAAGGGATTCGAATCTTGAAAGGCTGAGGACATTAGGGGCAAAATACGGATGTTCTTACGGGAGGGTTCTCTTAAGCTATATAATCGAAAGGAGGAAGAGAGAGGGGATATTGGGATATATGGGAATGGGGGATAAGAAATGAGGATCGATATCGAGGGAGAAAAGCTCGTGGCCGAGCTAGAGAGGATTCGGCAAATGACGGGGCTTTCCCAAAAGCAGGTGGCTGAGCTCCTTTTGGGATATGCCCTCAAAATTCCAGCGTGTAAATATTATCAGAATAATAAATGTCAAATATTCAATGAGGAAAAACCCAATTGCCTTTATTGCAAGCTTCGTTGATTTATATTTTTGATTTTTTGAAAGATCTCTTTTCTCTCCTTATTGATATATCCTCGGGCCACCGCTTCGGCTATCAGTTCTCTCAGCGCTTGACTCGGGTCTATTCCCTCATCTTCGCAAATCTTGAAAAATCGATCTTTCAGATCTTTAGGGATTCGAATCCCGATCGAGGATAATTCGGATTCGGGCATGTTAGATCAAAGTAACGCTATATCATTACCTTTTTAAACTTTTTCAAGGCCGAAACGAGCCGGTAAGCTTAAATTCAACAATGTTTAACATTGTTTCGAGGGATAAAATATGGCGGAAGTCCAAATCCCGGAGGAAATAAAAGAGGAATTGGAAGAGGTAATCGAATCCCTTAAGGCATTTTTTGAGGAGATGAATGCGAACCCCACCATAAGTCAGCCGCAAATAGATGAGGATGGGACGATCTACATTTATTTCGAATTCGAGAACCATGTTAAACTTTCCGAGGAACAGTTCAGCAAGTTCCGGGAAATGCTAGATAATTTAGTATTCTACAACGCCAACGGAGCTGAGAACCAAATCAATAATTTCATCGGATATAAGGAGTGGTTGGTCGAGGACGAATTTCGACATCTCTACAAGGACATCGTCATATACCTAAAATACCACAGGGTTGTAACCGGCGGCAAAACCATAATATATATAGACCATGTGACGGTGGCGGCGAACACAACCCATTATGAGGAGAACGAGGAAGAATCTGAGAGAGAAAAAGAGGAATCCATGGATTGATTTTTCCTCTTAACCCCCCAGTTAAGACCGTAAAGCTTTTTTGAATATTTGAAAACCTAATTCTTATGAGAATTGAGAAAGATGAAGAAGGAAATTATTGGTTAGTAATTGAGAGCAAGGAGGATTTAGAGGAATTCAGGAAGATGATATTGGAGGCTTTTCGCAAGCGGAAGAAGGAGGAAAAGGAAAAAGATAATAACCCCCATAGAGAATAAACAATTCGGGGAGCGGGGCGCTTCGGTCGCACCCGATCGGTTCCAAGCCACGGCGGTTAGCCGGTCTCTTCTTCCCCATCCTATCCCGCTCCCCGATTTTCCCTATTCAGTATTTAGTAATACCCATGATTTCTTTTAAAGCCGTTTTCAAATTCAATATTGATGAGCCAAGCTTCTGAAACTGAAAAGAAAGAGGAGAAAAAGGAAGAAGAGAAGAAGGAGGAAGCTCAGAAAGAGGAAAAGGAGCTCGAAAAGGAAGAGAAGAAGGAAAAAGAGGAAAAGAAAGAGGAGCCCAAGAAAGAGGAGAGACAGGAAAAGAAAGAAGAGAAGAAAGAGACGAAAGAGAGGAAGAAAAGGGAGCCGAAAAAGGAGCCTAGAGAAAAAGAAAAAGCGGAAGAGAAGAAAGAGGAGAAGGGGGCATTGAATTACGGCCTTTTCGGCCTAGCTCTAGGCCTTTTAATTGCGGCCCTAATCATGCTTGTCCTCTATATTTGGAAGAAATGGAGGGAGAGGGAAACATGAGGAGGGAAGCGCTGGAAGGAATTGAGGAAGGGATGCTAATCGAGGTGCACACACAAAACATAAGGTACGTAGGGACAGTGACAAAAATCACAGACTATTATATCGAGCTAATAATGGAAATCCCAATTTCCAAAACTAAGACTAAAGAAGTCGCGGCCCGAATAGATCTTCTTTCAATCGATGCCGTAATCATTCATTCGGGGGCTAAGGTGAGAGAAAATGTCCATGCCTGAAATCTATGACCCTAACCAAGATTTGACTAAGATCTGCCAATCGGAATTCTTCGGCCCGGAGCCGGAGAAGATCGTTATTAATGGAAAGGAAATAGTAGTTAAAGGCCGCAAAAGAATGGACGTTATCAAGGATCTTCTTGATTCGGGAGTAGACGAAGAATGTATTGTTAAAGGAATTGAAAGCTGGTGGAACAATAGGCATCCTAGAGAATATTTGAGAGCAATCAAGTCTAAACTGAAATTAAAAGAGGCTGCTAAGAATGAGGAAAAAGTCGATGAGAGTCTCAAGCTGAATCTAGAGGAGGAGAAGAAGGAAGAGGGAGAGGAGGGAGGAGAGACAGGAGGAGAAGGGGAACAAATAGAGGAAGGAGAGCTTCCGGAGCTCACGGAAGAGGGGCAAAAGCCTATAGAAATCAATGAGGAAGTTGTTGAGCTAGCTTATGCGGCCCTTCTCGAATTAGTCGTTAGAATTTTGGGAGCGAAATATAAAATAGACGTAGATTTATCTGAGATAATCCCGGAAGAGAGAGTAAGGGCTCACGGGAGATATTATTATCAACTATTGGCGGCGCTAGGGTTATTAGATCAGCGCTATGTCCAATTATTTATATTAGGGGTAGGGAGCGCCGGCGCCTTGATGTCTGATATCGTGGCCGTTATCTCCTTCTTCAAATCTAAAGAAGAGGAAAAGGGAGGGAAAGAGGAAAAGAAGCAATGGAAAGGAGAAGGGAATAAATCCGATCTTAATGAAAAGGATAAGATCAAATCGCAATTGAGGATCATGGAGGAGATGGAAATATGAAAGTCCCAAGTAGTGCCATAGTAAATCTGATCAGTCAGATCGCCGAATCCGGTCTCGATCCTAGAGCAAAAGAATACCTAAAGCAATTGAAAGAAGGAAAGATCCAGCCACGTTATGAGGAGTGTCAAGTGACGAAAATTTTCCTAGACGGAATAGCGAAGGCCACTAATAAATTCAAGGAAGCCGCTCCTCTTTCCGGCTCCCTCCAATTCTTTTATGTCCTTGTACTCGCTTGCGAGTCTAACGAGGAATTTCGAAAAGAGCTTGTAGAAATGTACAATAAGCTCGAAGATTATTTCTTAGCAGGGATCGGGGATGAATCCTGATGACATAATTATCATAATAGGAAGAAAGCGCTCAGGAAAAAGCTACTTAATCAAGCATTATTTTATTCCTGTCCTCAGGGCCCACAAAATCAGTTATATAATTGATGATCATAATCTTCTGAGAAGCGGCTCCGAATATGCCAAATTCGGCTATAATGCCTCTACTATAGCCGATATCATCTCAAAGCAATATGTTGTCGTCTATGATAGAGAAAAAAATGATGAGTTTTTCTGTAAGCTTTGGAGCGCCGCAAAATTGCACGCCAGAAAATTCGGTACTACAATGCTGATTGTAGACGAAGCCTATTATCATTTTAAACATAGGCCGAAAATTCCGGCTTGTGTGGACGAAGCCTTGCATGCTAATAGGCACGCTGGAGTAGGTCTTATATTGAGCACGCAGAGGGTCTATGATCTTACGCCGATATCATATAAGCAAGCCGATCTTATCATAATGTTTTACACAAGGGAGCCTAATGAATTGAAATGGATTTCGAAATATATCAGCGCCGAGGCGGCCGAAGAAGTCAAGAAATTAAAGCAATATCACTTTTTGATCTATGACGTAAATCGTCAGACGATAAAAGTCCACAAGCCGATTTGATTTCCGAAATTTCAGGCGCATGAAAACAATGGTTTCAAGGTAAAATCCACGACTTTTTTGCTCCCCCCATTGAAAATTCAGCAATTTCCGAAAATCCGTTTTCGTTAGGTGCATAAGATTTATAGCGAAAATAATTCACACACTTTCTTGGGGGTCTCCAAAGTGAAGGAGAATTTGATGCACTATGTGGCCCTCTTCGTAGTAGTAACTATAGCTGTATGGGCAGGCCTAACTCTCTACAAATTTGTAAAACTGTGAGGAGGTGAAAGGGATGGGTGAGGTATATACTGAGACACTACAACAGACTTATCAGTGGCAACCGGGAACTAATATTCCCATAAAGATTCCGAGGAATAATTTCATAAGGAAAATAAGGGTTCAATTGCTCGGCTCTATATCTAATGGCGGCTCCAGCGCCGTCCAACTGCCACAGGCGCCATTCCCCCTTAACCTTGTCCAGACCTTAAATCTATCATATGAAGGCTCAAAGACGCTCTATTCGGTCTCAGGGACAGGGCTAGGAATATTGATGTATTACACTACTAAGGGACAGAATCCAGCCTATCCGGCGCCCGGGACATCCGTCCCCGCCGGCGGAAGCGTGCCGCTCAACGTCGTCTGGGAGTTCGATTTGGCCCGCTTCCCGGCCACGATGGTTCAAAATGTCATCCTTTCCATCTTGACGGGACAGGCGCCAAGCGGAGTAAATATTAACGCTAATTTCTATATCACTGTCACTTATGAGAGGGTCACTGCGGCCGAAATTGCGGCCGAAGGCGGCCTCGGGCCTGATGGAGAAATGCCGGTAGCTACCGTCCTTCCGAAGGTCATAGAAATACCTACCTTCAACGTGCCCGCCAGCTCCAGCCCGATTCATGTAGCGTACCTCCAGCCCGGTTACATATATAAGAAACAATTAATCTATGTTGTGAATCCGAATTCTGGAATAAACAATAACGACCCTACTCAATATGAGCTGAAGGTTGTAAGAGGAATCCCCACTGATAAACTAAAAGTTGCATGGCAAGCGCTACAGGCCGAAAATCAGGCCGATTATGAGATACAACCATATTCTCCGGCTACAGCTATCATCGATTTCAAGAAGTATTTCGACGGCGATCTAGACATGACTCATGCGCCTAGCGATTCTATAGAGTACGATTTGGCTCTACAGAACCAGGATAATGTTTATGCGCTCTACGTCGGATATGTAATCCCATATTATGATTATATAGCATCTCTCTCAGCTCAGGTTCGGGCTCTAATCCAAAGGCAAATTCAGCAAGAAAAGAGGATAATTCAAAGATAAGATGATCTATCATGTCCTTCCTCGGAGGATTGTTCCATGATGTTCAGAATGCGGTAAGTAATTTTACTAGCCAAGCTCAGAAAATAATATCTAACGCCGGACAAACAATCCAGAAGGATTTGGCAAATATTCCTAAAGCCACTCAATCCGGGCTCGCCGAGGCTTATAAGGCCACTCGACAAGGCCTTACCAATCTCTTCCTCTATTCAGGCGCCGCCGGCCAGGAGGTAGGGAATTTTATCAAAACAAAACAATTCATTCCATGGAACCAAGCAATTCAAAGAGCTGAAAATCAACCCGTTCAGGGCACGCCGTTCTCATTCCTTTCCAAATTCGGGATTCAGAAGGGTTCTCAGCTGTATAATGCTGAATCATCTCTCGCGACGAATACAATTCCAATTGTAGGTACCTTCGGGCACCTGGCGGCTCATCCCAATGAAGATATCGGATCTAAGATCTCGGACATAGCTTTCGGCGTGGCCGATATACTTCCCGTGGTCGGAGCGGCATCTACCCTTCTGAGGCCGGTAAAGGCGGGAGGAGAAGCCGCATTAAAGGGATTGAGACTGGCAGAGGCGGGAGGAGAAGCGGCCTCCGATATCGGGAGCGGGCTAGCGAAAGATCTCGGGAAAGATCTAGACAAAGGGTCTAGGCTGAGGAATATCTTAATTAAAATAGGGAAATATGGAGGGCCAATAGCCGCGGGGATAGGAATAGGTGCCCCTTTGGCGCTTTCATTCCTCAATCAGAATCAAGGGAATAATCAAAATCCTCCTCCGTCCTCTCCCTCGAGCCCATCCTCTCCGTCCAATCTAATTATTCCTCATCATCATCTCACAAATCCGTCCTCTCCGTCCAGTCCATCCAATTGGAATAATTGGAATAATTATCCTACAGGCGATTCCGGCGATCAATATCCTAATAATATAGGATTATACAACCCATTCCTTCAAGGAGATCAGGGTCAGGAGGCAGGGACATCGATCCAAAATCTCCAAGGAAATTCGGCTTTCCAGAGCCCCTACTATCCCTCCAGCCCATCCAGCCCGAGCTCTCCCTATCAATATTATAATATGAATTATCAAAGCGGGAGCTCCTCCGGGGAAGGATTCTTATCTGATCTAATTCATAATAAGTATTTTTTGATCGGAGCAGTCGTAATTATCCTAATTATTATAGGTATATTAATTAGGAGGTGATCTGGATGGCTCTCACTTCCGAATTCGGGGATATATTAGATAGTTTAAGGGGAAGAATAGTAGAGGATCTCTCCAGCCTTGAAGGGATCTTCAGAGGAGGAAGAGGAGCTCGATTGGCAGGAAGGACAATAAGAGAAATAGCTCCGGAAGAAAGAGCATTAAGAGAACTAACTTTTGAGGATTTCTTAAGGAGGATCGAGGGAGAAAGAAGATTACCGGAGAACGAGATAAGGGCATTCAGAGAAGGAGAATTCCAAGATATAGAGAGATCTCTAAGGGAAAGGACGAGGGGCTTGAGCGCATGGAAGAAGGCGGCGCTGGCGGGCTTGGGACTTGGCGGCGCCGCAGTAGGTGGCCTAGCGCTGTTATCCTATCTAAATAATAGGAATCAGGGATCCTATCCTCCTCCCTCTAGCCCGTCCAGTCCTTATGGAAACGTAATTCCGCCACCTCCGCCTCCAAGCGCTCCCGGAGGCGCTCTTGGCGGGCCATCGTCCCCAAGCTCCCCAAGCGCTCCCGGCGCTCTAGGGATTCCGTTAAATCCGTCCAGCCCATCCTCCCCAAGTAGCCCAAGCAGTCCTAGCGGGAGCCTGGAGGCCGATCTGAATAAGAAGATCTTCGGAGTTCCGGCATGGGTATGGATAATAATTGTATTAGTCATAATAGTACTGATTCTATACTACTACTATCACAAGAAGAAGCATAAGCATGCGGGGTGATCTAGATGGCGGTAGGCGAATTATTTGGAGAAACGGCTGATGCGCTCAGGAATCATCTGTCTTATCTTTATAGAGGACTAAGACAGGTAGCCGGAGATATCGGATATGGGCTAGGAAAAATATATGGCACGACTCCCGGGAAGCTGGCATTATTAGGTATAGGGGCCGGCGCCGGCGCCGCGGCGCTCGGCACGGGAATAGGGATAGGACTTCACGGATATGAGATAGGGGAATTCGGAGGGAATCCGCTGAATCCATTCTATTATTACGGATATATACCCTACTCTCCTTATGCGCCGCCTCCACAACAAGAATCCCCTCAAAAATTCATACAAAACACGAGCCTCGGCGCATTCTTTAATCCGTTGATCATAACGATTATCATCATCCTGATAATAGTAATAGTATTCCTGATAGCTACTAGAAAATGAGGTGATATTATGAATATTGAGGAATATCAATATACAATAGGTCAAGAAATCCCGAGCCCTCCGCCACCTCCTCCCCAAATGGGATATATCCCTCCTAGCCATTCCTCCGATCCGAAATTATTCGGGATATCGATATGGATATGGGTTCTCCTCCTCCTCTTCTTGATCTTTCTAGTCCTCCTGGTCAAATAAGGAGGGGGATGGGGGATGGCTAGAAAGAAGGGATGGATTCAGAAAGCCATCAGGCATCCGGGAGCCCTCAAGGCTTGGCTCAAGAGAGAGCATCCGCATCTATTAAAGAAGAACGGGGAGATAGCGTGGACTAAATTAAGAGAGTGGTTCGAGAAGCATAAGGACGAACTTACAGAACATCGAAGAAGGCAAATCCAATTGGCTTTGACATTGCATAAGCTAGCGGTGAGGAGGAGGAAAAGGAAATGAATTTTTGGGAAACGGTTTTAGCGATCCTAATAGCTTCAATACTAGCAGCTCTGATCGATCTATTCATTTTAGAGAGGATAAGGAGGGGATTATATTGTTCAGTTTAGATCCCGATCTGAATACTATCCTAATTTCAATAGTGGCCGGTATTGTATTATATGAATATCAAATAATAAGGAAATATGAGGAGAAATTGAAGAAACTCGAGGAAGAGATGAGATGGATGGAATTCATAATAAAGGAGAAAGAATTAAAGAAGCATTAAGACAATTCCTTAATTTATTTTTTTACCCCTTTCCGATGGGGGACGCAATATTTGAGGCCGCAAAATATATTCGGGATAAGATTAGACATAAGGACGCAGGACGGCACGATCATTTTTTATATTTCTTCTCCTTTTTGTAGGCTGATAATAGTAGAGGACGGGGACTTAATTTATATTCTCGATTCCGAAATGAATACCTTGAATGAATTAAATGAGGAAGATTTCGCTAAACTTACTCTTTCCGATTTCGCTTATAATAGATGCCTTTATTCCCTCTATAAGAGATTCCTCAATATCTTAGTCAGGGTCTGAGGGGGCAAAAAGATTTTTAAACCCTTCCGATGTAGGATATTTTTGAGGGAAATCGGAATGCCCGGGCAAGTTGATTTAAGGCAAATTCCCAAGTGGCAAAAGGATTTAGTTTTCGAGGCCATCAAATTAAACGAAGCGAGCAAGACGGGGAAAAGAGGCCGTCCTTCATTTTTCAAATTCGAGGAGGGCTACCTTTCTCTTTATATGATGAAATATGTATGGGGCTTCCCGATATCTCAGATCCATAATTATATCAATAGGATAGCAACCGAGCTAGGATTTTCCAAAGAGGGAGAGGAATATGTAAGCCGTGATAGTATAGAGAGGAGATTCGAGGAACTGGAGAAGGAAATAGATAAGATAAGGGAGAAATGGGAAGCGCTCCAGAAACAACATGAGGAAGAGGAGACGAGGGCTAGGCTGGTCATCAATCGACAAATTTGGAACGAGCTTTACGAATATATGAGGGCAATAAAGGAAGGGAGGGAGAGATTCGACACCGAAAGAGTCGAGAGATTAGTAGAGAGGATTTCCGAATTCAATGGGGTAAAGAGGCAATTCAGGCGCTGGGTAAGGACTGTGCTTGGCGCCGCCGGTAAAGGTGAATCCCTAAGTACTAAGCAACTACAGACTAGGATGAAGAATTGGGAGATAATCTATGAATTCATGCTCAAACAGAGGAAGAAAGCAAATCCCGAGACTTGGACTAAAGAAGATTTCGATGCACTGATACTATTCATAAAGACAAATCTAGGACTTGATGAATCTACATATAGACATATCGCTACCCATATAAAGGATTTCCCGATTAATCAAGATTTAATTCAGGAGCTGAAAGGATTCCACGCCGGGAAGAAACATCCGGGAAGAAAGAAGATCAATTTACATTATCTCTATCCGGAGGAATATCTAAGGATCGATGAATTCTGTAGTAGATTTGAGGGAGAGAAGAGGGAGAGGTGTGAGAGGTTCAAATTAGTTTTGCAATTGCATTTGACGACCATGGCTAGGGAAGGCCATAGAAAAGATATCGAGAAATACGGGGTTGATAGCTCTCTCTTCGGCTTGAAGTGGCAAAACGTGGATGTTGTAAAGCGGACTATCGATGTCTTCGAATCGAAAACGGGTAAAACATGGTACGGGATCAATTTAGATCTATTATTCAAGGATTTGTTGGACAATTTGCTACAACTGAAGAAGGACGGGGACGTTTACATTGTAAAGGACACCTTAGGGTTTACATATGAAAGCTACAAATCTTGGCTGAAACAATTTAGCAAATTCTTGGGCAAAGTGGACGAAAGAGGAAGGGGGACATTAACGCCTCACGACATCAGAAGATCGGGGGCCTACTGGAGGATTAATTATCTAGGTCTTCCGCTCGAATCTATAAGCGGGTTCGCCGGAGGAGAAAGATATTACAGCCCGTTCGGGGTGGCTTGGGAAGACCCAAATACCCTAATAGGCTATTACGCTAGCCTAGAAATGAGACTCCAGCAATTATTATTAAAATTCAAGCCACTAGCCCAAGAATTGGCTAAAGATCCTGAAAAAGTCAAGCAACAAGCCTTAAATTTGATCTGATTTAATCCGAAATCTTTTTTTTCTTCTTAAACGATGAATTTTTGATGCTAGCCGATATTGCACTCGAAGCATTCCTTGCCGCTGTGGGGGCCATCTCGGGGGTCTTCGTTCTCGCCGAAGCGGCGCATCTCTATAACGAAAAAATGAGGAATCAGGCTTTCGAAAATGCCATTGACACGATGTCGAAATCGACCGTAGTAGCCATCGAAAGCATCAAGGACACAACGGTGACGGGAATTAATGCTCTATTAAATATGGACACGCTTAGGGACGTGAACGCTCTGGCGCAAACGAAAACGAAAGAATCTCAGCCTCAGGCCGCTCAGGCTCAGAAGTAATATTTTTTTCGTTTGGCACGAAGTAATATCTTCTTTTTCGGTATTTCCTTTTTTAAGAGATTATTGGAGAGCCTTGAAATGAGGGGCATGAAAATAATCATAAGGAAATCCGATTCGGGATATGAAGTCGAGGTTTCGGAGGAGGAAGTTTTAGCCCTTTTTAGAAAGATCTTAGAGATCCTCGATGAGGACGCCGAAAGGGAAACGGAGAAGATAAAGGAGCAATTTCAGGATATCTTGAATCAAATTCTAGGTGGCTCACCATGAGGGTTGTCACGTTCAAAATAGAGGAGGACTTGCTCGAGTTACTGGACAGATATGCCATAAAATACAACTTGAATAGATCGGAGGCTATAAGGAGGGCCATCGAGCAAATGATCAAGGAAGAATTTGAGAACGAAACCATCCCGCCGATGAAAATCGAGAGAATCAAGCTCTAGGGGATTTGAATGAGGCCCCTTTTTTTCATCCCCTCGATGGGATCTATTAGGCTTCCCCTCCTCGATTTCCTAAATAAAAATAATGTTGAATATGTGATCTTGTCACGCCGAAATCATGTAGCAGTCCAAAGGGAAATAGCGCTAGAGATGTTTTTAGGGATGAAAAACTATGACGTGCTAGCCTTTCTGGATGAGGACGTCGTCCCATTAGAAATAGACTTCCGAAAGATAGAGGAGAAATTCAATGAGGGATATGATGTCGTCTGCGGCTATTACTTCCTGAAGACGTTAAAGGGCTATTCCGTCTACAGGAAAGATTGGGAAAAGGAAATATTTGATGGGGAGGTAGCGGGATGCGGCTTGGGTTTCACATTCATCAAGAGGGAATTTCTCGAGAAGATAAGGAGGCCGGCATTCCTAGCTTACAAGCCCGAGAATTCGCCACATTGGATTGGCGAGGATATATATTTCTTCTCGACACACCGGCCACGGACTTATGCCCTTTCTTCCTTGAGAGCCTATCATTTTATAGATGAGAGGCTGGCGCTGAGCCCCGATAGGAAATTGATTTTGCAAAACGATCATGTGGTCAGGCTTAAGTCCTAAAGTAATACGCATGATCTTTTTTAAACTCAGAAAAAGACTCTATTTTTGATGAGTGCCACAACCAATTTACACTACTACAACATAGAATATTCAATAAATGGGCGATATCCCCAATCCGAATCGGAAATCGGCGCCGTCTTCAGCGGAATTATCTATAACGAGGGCAATGCGGTTGTTGACGTATATATTTATAAAGAACAACAGCTCGGCGATGCCGTAATCCCCGGTCAGGTTCTAACATTCACGCTCCAGCCCTATCAGTTCCTAAGAATAAAAGGGGTTTACATAGAAAAAGTGAAGTTCATTTTTGACCAAAGCAATGATTCAAATAACAATAGCATAATAAAGATAAAGGGAGTTCTGTCATTTTCTCAAGAAGGCGAAAATTCCATAGATCTAGAAGGGACTTATGTGAACGCTCAGATCGTGAATCCTTCCTCTAATCCAATTCCCGTCATTAATCAATCGAATGCTACAGTTTTAGGCTCTATAATTAATGGGTCGGTTACGGCGAACACGGATTTTTTCTCGACTCCGCTTACAATTCAACAACCCTCGAGGGTAAAAGTCATAATATTGCCGGCCTCCGCTGGGACTTTATCATTAATTCTTAATAGCGGAAGCTCGACGATAAGCGGGAATTTTAACAGCGGCGCACAACTTAATGCCGGTTCATGGTATGAATTCGAGATAGATCTTCCGGCCGGGGTTTCTATAAATCTACAATATTCGGCTAGCACTACCGTCACCGTTTTCGTCATTGCCACACCATTGGGATAAGGTGATAGGAAATGAGCATCTTCCCTCCGCAGGGGCAATTCGGAGGATCGAGGCCCGGATCATTAGTAGTAACTAATCCGATGACGCTGTACGGGAACAATGTATACACAGAGGTATATGTAACGAATAACGCTACGCTGACGCTCGCTCCCGGAGCGAGCTTAATAACTTCGCATATAGTAATAGATTCCGGGGCTACCTTAGAACTTCAAGGCGCTTCTGTCCAAGCGGACACTCTAATTAATGAAGGGACGATAAATTCTATTTCTTCTTCAGATCAGATTACAATAAATATCGGGAGCAAGCTTGGTGGATCTATAACAATAGCGGG